AGAGACAAAAATCCTAATGCTGACGCACGTTAAAGAATTAATCGAGCAAAACGCTGAGAAGATGAGACAGCATTGGCTAGGCGCGCCGCTTGGAATTTATTCAGCAGGTATTGGCAAACGTGACTTAGGTGAGCCAATTACTTTCGCTGGCATTCAATCGGTGCGCACTAAGGCTGACTATCTTGGCCATATTGATCTAGTCATTATTGACGAATGCCATCTGGTTAGTCACAAAAACGAAGGTGGCTACCGCACGTTGTTGGCTGAACTGAAGGTCATCAATCCTGAGTTGCGCGTAATCGGTTTAACGGCCACACCGTACCGTCTTGGCCACGGTCTTATCACCGACAAGCCAGCTATCTTTGATGACTTAATAGAGCCGGTCAGCATTGAGGAATTGATCTACAAACGGCATCTGGCCACGCTGCGATCAAAGACCACCACGACCAAGCTAGATACTAGCGACGTTAAAAAACGTGGCGGCGAGTTTATTGAGGCCGAGTTACAAAAGGCTGTGGATACCAGAAAGAATAATGAGAGCGTTGTGGCCGAAGTCATTCGTTTGGCTGGCGATCGACAATCGTGGTTATTCTTTTGCGCAGGTATCAATCACGCGAAAAACGTATCCATTGAGCTGCGCAATCAAGGTATCAAGTCGGCTTGCATAACTGGCGAAACATCAAAGACAGACCGCGAGCGAATCATCCATGAATTTAAAACAGGGAAAATAAGGGCGCTCACTAATGCCAATGTCTTAACAACTGGTTTTGATGCTCCTAATATTGATCTAATCGCCATGCTGCGCCCAACCATGAGCGCCAGCCTGTACGTACAAATGGCTGGCAGGGGCATGAGAATTAAAGATCACATCGATCATTGCTTGGTGTTGGATTTTGCGGGTGTGGTTGAGACGCATGGCCCAATTACTAACGTACAACCACCCAATAAAGCGGGGTCTGGAAACGGTGAAGCGCCGGTCAAACTTTGCACGGAGTGCCATGAACTCTGTGCCATATCAATCAAAGTATGCCCATCCTGTGGCCACGAATTCCCGCCATCTATACCAAAGCCATTGACGCTGCGCCACGACGATATTATGGGTGTGGATGCGAAGCAAATGATTATCACCGGCTGGAACTGGCGCAAGCACATTAGTAACGCTAGTGGTAAGGAAATGCTAGCAGTTAGCTATTACTCAAAGAATTTATCCGACCCATCGATTACCGAATATCTGCCACTCCGTCACGACGGCTATGCGGGTGACAAAGCAGTTAATGAATTAGCAAAGATGGCCAATGCGTCCGGTGTTAACAGTCGTGAGTTATTTGCAACAGGCATAACAAAACTTGACTCGATTGCAAAATACATGAATGATGGCAAACCACCGGCTACGATTAAATATAAAAAAGAAGGAAAGTTTTATCGTGTCTTATCAAGGAACTGGAATGAATGAACGAATCCCAACTGAACACGAAGAGCAACGCGAAGTCGTTAAATGGTTTCGCCAGACGTATGAGAATGTAAGAATCTTTGCCATAGCCAACGGTGAGAAACGATCTATTACGGTGGCCAGTAGATTGAAGGTTGAGGGAGTTAGCCCAGGCGTTCCTGACCTATACGCACCAGAGTGGAAACTGTGGATTGAAATGAAGCGCATCAAGGGTGGGTCAGTTAGCGCACCGCAAAAAGATTGGCACAGTTACCTGCGCAGCATTGGCGATACTGTGCTTGTGTGCAAGGGTGCTGATAATGCAAAAGAGCAAATAATAAAGTTTAGGGGACAGCATGGAGACTAGATTCTGCACCAATTGCCAAAGTAATCGAGACATTACTGGCGGCATTTATCGCAAAACCAGAACAAGTGGCCGCTGGATTTGCCAGCCATGTTCGGAGCGTAAAACTGAAAGCATTTACATGAACCGGTCTGGCAAGATTGCTGACGTTAAAACCATTATGGAAAAACTATATAGGGGGACGAAATGAGCGATTACGATATTCATAGTTGCGGGTATTACTGCGATAGATTCGCTTGTGTTTTGAGGCAACGTGACGAGCTAAGAGATAAGCTATTTGAAGAAATCCGAGCGTTTGAAGGGAATACACAAACTTCGGACACAAAACCAGCAGAATCCTCACAATCGTTGTGGCGCAAAAGACAAAGCAATAGTGACGTTAATAGATCACAAGGTCGCATACGAGTCATTAACGAGCCAACGAAGAACATAACTAATGAGAGCCAATTCTTTGAATGGTGGAATGGCGACAAACTTGTGGAGCTATCTGGCTTTAATAAAGGTACTCCACTTTATTGGGCTATACAGGGATGGGAAGCTGCATTGCGAGAAATGAATAAAGAAGCTTAAAAGAATGGGGAGGAGTTATAAATGAAAAAATCTGAAATATTAGCCGTTGCGTTCTACATAACCATAGCCATGTTTTCTTTGTACTACTGCGTAAAGGTTATTTCAGGAGAGCCGCAGATCATGTGTGGCGTGGCAGAGATTAGTCCAGACTTCAGCGCAGCAGACCGCATGAGGTGCAGACAAATAAGAGGGCATAAGTTATGAGTGATTACGACATACATAGTTGTGGATACTACTGCGACCGATTTGCTTGCATTAAAGCGCAACGAGATGAGTTAAGAGATAAGTTGTTTTCAAATCAAGCAGTAAAGACGTATTCAGGTGGCAAGCCAAACTACACTGAGCCAACCATTGACGGCTGGCCTTTGTGGTCAGGGTTACCGCCACCAAAAAAAGAATGGGTCGGTCTGACGGATGAGGAAATTGCCGACGTATTCGGCGACTACATGGATTCTATGGACGAGACAGAAGAAGAAGACCATAACTGGGACTACGAACGGCTGATTGAAGCCAAGCTGAAAGAAAAGAATACTTAATTTGAAAGAAGAGAAATGAATTGCAAAGATTGCGGTGGTCGAACAAATGTAACGTGGACTCAAAAACAGTTAGGTGGCGTTAGACGGTTGCGAAAATGCCACAAATGTGGGTTTTCTGCTTATACCGGTGAAGTATGGTTAGCTTTGTTGCCCCCACCAGAGCCAAAACCTATTTACACTAAGGAAGAAGTTGTAGCAATAAAGAAGCGAGAAGTATCAATCCGAAGAAAAAACGAAGATAGGAGAAACAATGAAGAAACGTAACGACATGAATATGGGCGACCATTATGTTTACACACCATCAACAACGGATGTCACTATTCGTTGGCGTGCAAAACACAATTGGGTGCCGCCATCAGAAGACCCAAAGTTTATGAAAAAATGGGCTGATTTTAGAATGAGATGCGTCCAAGGTATTGAACAAATAGTCAACAATTAAGCGAGGTGAAATCATGAAAAAACTACTGCCATTACTTTTTCTAACAGGATGCTCAACATTCGATATGCCGAATACATCACTAACGGTAGAAAAAGAAGTACAACCAATGAGCCGCAATGAGGTCATTATGGCCATTCAGGATTGCGAATCGAATCGCACCAGAGCCGTTATGGTGCTTGCAAAGCGGAAGATTTCAGGACGCACATCCGATGTGGTGGTTGATGTAACGTGCGCACCACGACCGTCTTACTATTGATTGCGTGCATAAAAAAAGCCCAGGCAAGGAGCCTGGGCTAAGTCGCTTAGTAGCAACGCGAGAAATTAATTAAGCTGCAATGTCGAACTCGAGCCAAGCATCTTCTTCGTCATCGAAGTATAACCAGACTTCCAGTTCGTCGTTGAAGTAATAAGCATAGCCAGCATCGTCGTACTCAACATCAGTATCTTCAACCCAATCGTCTGACTCTTCGTCGTAATAGCAAAGGACGCCATCTTCGTCGTAAGCAAACTCAAACTCATCATCTTCCAAAATTACCAAAATTGTAATAGACATAATACCCCCAATAGATGCAGCCCCGACGGCCACAAAGCTATCTTAGCCTATCATTCTTACACTTTAAAGACGTTCCCACGAAAATAGATAAGACCTTCGTCTTCGTCCAATACCTCGCATAACTCCGGCGGCAACAGCTTGCCTTTATAGAAAGTTAGCACGGCAAAACCCGAGCGCTGGTTGCGAGCGTTATCTTCTGAGTAACTAAACTGTTGCCCGTTGACGTCGGCAAGCGACCCTGTATCGACGCCGTAGCGTGTTCCATTGTAATCGGTGAATGGCGTACATTTTAGCGAGTGAAGATGGCCAGTAACGATTGAAGTACCCGCCTTAAGGGTGTTGTTGTAGATAGCATGAATGCCGTTATGCCAGCGATGCTTAATCATACAGTTACCATTGACCATAAGCGACATACTAAACTTCCAGCGTGGGAAATGATCTGTCAGGTTCATACCCATGATTCCCTTGAAGCCCTCACCTACTTGCGCACAGAGCCTAGCATTAAATCTTTGGTCGTGATTTCCCCATAGAAAATGCAGCTTACTGTTAAGCGATGCCGCTTCAATCTCAGCTAAACGCTCTTGACAGGCTTCGAGTTCTTGCTTAACTGTGGGTGTGGCTTCCCAAGTGCCGCCAGGTGGATGGCGGCTGATTGATGCACCGTCGAACGCATCTCCATTAATTACAATTATTTTACTTTTAAGCTCTTTGGCAAACAGCACAAATGCACGATGCGCGGTTGACACGATACCAGGCCAGTAATGACAATCTGATGCCACCATGATCGTGCCATTGTCTAACTCAACATTAACACGCACACCGTTTTCAGGTATCGAAATCTTAAAATCAGGACTGCGCGAGCTTGCTGCATTCAGAATGGTGCCATGATTTTTCTCTATTTTACGACGCCGCGCATTTATGCCACGCACCGATATCCCTGTCTCATTAGCCATATCGGTTACAGATTGCAGCCGACGCCATGTAGCAATAAAATCATCATCCGATATTTTAGTAGCCATCAGTTCACCTTGCGTATAAATTCGCCGCACCAATCAGCGCGAGCGGTAACAGGTATGCAACTATCGTAACCATCTTCCGCTTCAATAATCATCGGAGGATAGCGCCTACAAAAGCCTAGTTCTTCCTTTGGTTCGCACATAAAAAAAGCGCACGAAACGCACGCTGGCATACAATCGTCTGGGATTGATTTTTTAGGCATTTCCGATGTATATCATATATTTATTAATATAATGTTACAAATTACATGAGATAGATAGCGCGTTCGTCTTTTCGTCGATTCTCAAGACCACGTAAAACTTTTCCGGCGGCCTTTGTGTATTTCAGAAACTCATCAGCAGCACCAGCGTAGTCACCTCGATTATGCTTCTGGCGCAGGGTTGATCGTTGCAGGGTGCCTAACCCTAGATTAAAACTAAAACTTACCAGAGCATCAAGCCAGCCTTGATTATTAATAGCGCTAGGGCAATAGCGCAAAACTCCCGCAATAAACCGATTAAGGTCTTTTTGAAGAATGGCATCGACTTCCTCCATTGTGAATGTTCGGTTCCAGCCATCCGGAATTTCCAGATAACTGCGCTCCTCAAACGGAACCTTTGCATGGCTCGCTTCGATTAAATGTCCAACACCGATCGTCCAGAGTCGAGCAGGACACCGGTAAGGTTTAAGCCTTACCCCTTCGTGATGTTTAATTAGCGTTAGCGCTTTTTCAGAAATTTGCATTATAATATTTGCGTTAGGGTGTTAAGCCAGCGTTTGAGGATGTCGATGCGAGTTGTTTTTTGGCTTTCCATCTCGCCTAGTCAAAGACCAAATCAAGCCCTAACTTATTTACCAAACGCCCGACCGCCGAAGTGGAACGCTATGATGCTGGCAAACAACGCTTGCGTCTCGTTATCCCATAACTGGTCAGCCAACGCTGTAAACTCCACGCCTGTTGTCAGACCTTTGTACGCAATCACAGCATCGATACCGACTAACAAAAAGAAAAAGCCATACGTAATCACTGGGCGCACACTAGCGCGCAGGTCTTTCATCCACTTGGATGTGCCTTCGCTAAGTGCGGCGTCGTGGACATAGATGGCATTCATCTCCGCTTTTTGTGCGTCGATTAGCGAGACTTTCTCCGCAGATTGTGTCTGGGTTCTGATCTCGTCTAACTTAATCTCTTCTATGCGCTGTTGCGCTACAAACCCTGCAGCGGCTAGTTGCAGCTCGCGCTCAGTCTGCATTTGAGCCAGCTTTAGTTCGTGGGATTTATCTGATCTATCTTGAAAGAAGTCGAGCAACTTAGGTAAGCCACCCATCAAAAACGACACAAAAGTTGAAAAGATTGTAAGCATTATTCACTCCGTATATCTAAAAGTATTTTGGCGCGCCAGCAAGAATGGTAAGTGGGTCAATGATTTATCTTTCTTAAACTTTAGTCGCCCAATATTCCTGTGGCTGTACCTGTAGCCGCTGCACCAGACAAAAGGCCAACTGGTCGGCGCTGAGTTCTTTTCTGAAGCTCAGAAAGAATGGCGCGTTGCTCATCAGGGTTAGACGTAAATAAACGCTTTTGCAATGCTTCGGATGACTCAGAGCTGATGCCTTTTGCTCTAGAGAACAATGTACTAGCCAATGCTCTAGTTGTACCAAGCAAATCACCACGCGCAGCATTCTGAGCAATTTGCGCAATCTCACCAGCGTTTTGCTGAGTAGCCAAGCGCTCGGCAGTTGGTGAACCACCAATAACTTTTTTAGCGGTTTTACCTTGCTCATCAATTGCTTTTATGAACTGAGAAAATTCGTTGTATTTGTTTTGATCGTCAAAAGCTAATCGAGCTAACCCTTTTTGATTATCGCTTTTAAATATCTGGCGAGTAAAGTCACCACCTTTAAAATCACCAAGGCGATTGTTGATATCAGCCATCATGCCCATGCGAAATGCTTCTTTTTCAGCAGGGTTAAACTTTTTAAGTTCTGCGGCAGCTTCTTTAACGTCTAGCTTTTGATATTTTTGACCCATTTGAAATGCGTTTTGCACTTTTGCAGAATCAGCAAATTCAGCATTAGCTTTTGCATACGTTGGGTTTTTTTGCTTTAGTAAATCGTTAAATTCATTTTTAACCTGGATAACGTCACGACCATAACCGGTCACTTTTCCGGTAACTGCATCGGTTTCTTTTTCAATAACACGATCAAGACCAATCTTGATTTTATGCATAACGTCAGTTGATACACGACGATCACTTAGCAATACATCCAACGACGGCAAAGTTTCGCCACGCACATCAGCTCGGTCAACTGCTTCCTTATATGCTTTTTTAAAGACATTACGATCCATAAATTGACGGAAGTCTTTGGCAAAAACGTCTTTGCTATAAGCTGATGGATAAGCCTTTCGTGCGGCATCGCTTTGTTGCTCAATTAATGAATTAAGTTTTTCGTAACCATTAACATTTATATCTAAACCAGCTTTGTCGGCCAATGCTTTAACTACATCATTCTTTTGGTCAATAATGCGGCTTTCTAGGAAATTCTGAGTACCTGTCTTGGCCTTAGATGGAACGGCGTAAGCACTGTATGCTAGGCCACGCAGATTCTCACCAAGATCAGCAATGGTGGCATTAGGTACACCAATGCGGCGCAGCTCATCCAATGCGGACATTGCTTCGTTAGGTGTTAAATTGTCTTTTTGCAGATAGTTAGCCAGAATCTTGGACGATGCAACTTGTTGATCGCCAATCCCCGAAGCATTTAAGACATTGCGAATAACACCTCCAGCGCCTTTAAGCGCAACAGGAACTGTGCCACCTAATACACCGCCAAAAATAGAGCCTTTGACCGCTTCTTCTCCGGTGTCTTTGGTTGCATAGCCAGCGCCAGACAAAGCGCCTGTAGTGGCTCCCACGGCTGTCCCACGCGCTATTTGGCCACGCAATCCTTGACCAGCTAACATTGCTTGTGTGCCAGTTTCAGCACGTTTTGCAGCTTGCAATCCACCAAATGGAACAATCACACCACCAGCCAATTCCAACGGCGTTTTGACGTTTGGATAATCTTGGCCGAACTGACCTTGTTGGGCGCGTAGTTGGTTTCGTAGCTTTTCGTATTCAGGGCCGCTAATTCTGCCAGTACGCAATGCCGCCTCTAGTTCATCAGCAAAGCCAAATGTAGCGCCTTGCGCTACAGAACGACCAGCTTCTGCCACGCCAGAATAAGGAACGGAAGGTTGAAAGACTGACGTTGATACTTGTGGCGCTTCTTCCTGAACAACCGGAGCATCTTCCCATGCGTTTTTAGCCATTATGGTTTTCTCCTTCTAACGCCCTTGTCATCAATAAATACCGTACCCTTTGGCAATGCTGCATAGTCGGCATTGGTGAATACGTGCGGCTCAAACTTCGGCGACTCAAATATCATCTCAGGCATCGGTAACTTAGCGTTAGCACGACGGCGCTCAATAGTATTCTTGTAATCAGCGGCACGGCGAGCATTTAAATCGCGCAATGTCTGAATTGCTTTTCCTGCATCAGCAGCAGATTCAGCGCCTTGCAATTCTTTGGCTGCTCTAGCTGCATCGCCTTCAGTTTGAGTACCTTTATTTAAGCGCAACGATTCATTGACTAGCGTTGTCTTAAAGCGTTCAAAGTCATTACGTGCTACCACATCTGGATCACCTGAACCAAGTGCGCTGCGAGCTGTAATGCTTATTCGGTCTTTTAAACCAAACTTAATATTGCCTGATTTAATGCTAGTCAAATACTTATCAGCATCAGTGGCCAGATTAATCGCTGCTTGAGCCGCATCATAATCAGCATCTTCAGCTTTTTGAATGCCTGGGGGTAATGGCTTAGATTCTTTGGCAAGTTCGGCTACTGCGCGACGATTTTCTCTGTCGGCTTCTTTTTGGCTGGCTAAAAAGTCTCGTTGCAATTTAGCCAGATTTTCACGAGAAGCATTATTTTCTCTAGCTAATGCTACCTGTCTATCGTATGCCTCCTGACGCGCTTGAGCATCAGCAGCAATCTTTGCTTGCAAATCTTCTTTTTTGCTTTCAATCTTTAGTGTTGTTTCTTCTTTGCGCGCTTCTCTATTAGCTTGCGCCGTCTGAGTAGCTTGCAACACACCCATAATTTTTTCAGGTGAACCATATTTGGACACAACCGCTAACACTTGCTCATTAGTTGGAGTTGGGCCAAGGTTGCCAAGTTCTTCGCGCAGCTTTTCCTCTTGAGCAATGCTCAATTCAGTTTTGGCAGCGGTAGCTGACTTTGAGCGCATATCAGCTATGTTCTTGGCTAGATCGTTGGCTGCACCAATAAGGTATTGAGCAAACTCTGGATCGCCTTGTTCTTGCGCAACATTGGCCGCACGAATCATTGAGCCTGGATCATTTAGATTGATACGTGGATTACCACCAGCTCCGGTCAGCATTTGCTGGCGCATAGATATTTTGCGAAGTTGCGGGTCTTCCATACCAAACAAACCAGCGGCCGCGCCGCCTAATTGCTGCGCGCCCTGATAAATACCAAAGTTAGCTCTTTCAAATGGATCAAGTTGAGCAAACTGAAGCGCTTGATTCCGCCCCATTTGTTGCTGTCTCATTTGATAGTCTTGCGGCGATGTAAACAGCCCTAAAATTTCGCTTGCCATGATTGCTCCTTAGAAACCCATGTACATGTTATTAGCATAATCTGTAGTGTTTTGGTATTGATCCCATGCTTGTTGACCTGGCGCAGTAGACGACCCACGATTACCAAACAAGCTATTTACGCCTTGCTGCAGGTATGGGTTATTTGCAACGCCTTGCAGGGCCGTGCCAAAAGGACTGTAGGCATTAGCTGTCTGCATAGTGCGTGCTGCGTTTAAACCACCCATCAATAACGATTGCCCAGCGTTAGCGCCCGCCGTAGCAGTTCTACCACCAATTTGCGCGCCGATATCCAATGGTTGCTGGCCAAGACTTTCTATGGTGCTTGCGCCACCAAGATATGTAGTAAACGGATTTAACGCGCCTACTTGACCGGCTTGATACTGACCTAATAATCCAGCGCCTTGGCCAAACAAACCGGTACCAAAGGCTACTTGTTGCTGACCAGCTTGTTGTGCTTGGCTAGCTAATGCGGCATCTTGTTGAGCCAATGCGTTGTAGTACGCTTCTAGTTCAGGATTACTTGCGCTAAGACCTGCACCGCCGCCTGGGCGAATACCTGTTGCGCCAACAGACAGACCGCCGCGACCAGTATTAAATAATTGATTTTGTAGTAGGGCATATTGACGTTCACGACTTGGAGCCAACAAATCCTGTTGCCCTTGCATATATCTGGCCGCAACCGCTTCAGGCGATTGTGCCAAGTATTGTTCGCCCAAATTAAACAAGCCAGTTGCCGCACCAGTTAGCGGTTGATACATTCCTTGCGCCGCTTCAGCTTGACCTAATCCTTGATTGCTTAGTGCCATCAAGCGATCTTGATATGCCCGAAGTTCAGGGGATACGGTATAACCAGCACCGCTTACACGACCATCAGGGCCAGTAGTAAATTGGCTTTTACCGAATCGCGTAGTAACGCCTACTGGCCTAAATCGAGCTTCTTCAGCGGCAATCCGCGCTGCTTGTAGTTGCGCTTTAGCCGATTTCTCAGCGGCATTTTCAGCCGATCTACCTTGCAGGTATCCACCAACTAAATTCAACCCGCCCGATATTCCTGCGGCAATTGCGTATGGCATACTATTCCCCTCTAATTAAAACGTCATCCACTTTAGATGAGTCTTTCTCATCCGTCGCGTGGATACAAAACCAGACACAATCGCTCACGGCCTTAATGCCATGAACTACGTTTGCTTTAATCTCTATACATGCTGGCGCGTCAATTATCTCAATGACGTCGCCCTTCATTACCGCTACTTTACCTTTAGCCAAAATAGACAGATGGCTAAAGTCATGCGTATGCTTCAATATGGCCGTGCCAGCAGGAACAAACGCTTCCTTGGCATACAAGCCATCAGAAAAGTGGTGAGTAATTTCACCGCCAACATTTTCCAATACTGCGCTCATGCTGTACGACGCCACATATAAACAACGATGTACGGTTGCAAGTTAGCGTTAGTTCCGCTTGAACCTGTTGAATTTACAGAAATTCCAGTTGATTCTGTTGTCATTCCAAGGTTATATCTTCCTGATTGAATTGAAGTCGCAAAATTAAACGCATTCTGATTATTTCCGGTATTACTATTTGGAATACCGTCTATCGTATGGGCATGGCCAGGATCAGTAATTGAGTGGTTATGGGTAACCACAATTGCATCAGCGGAGCCGCCAGTTTCTTGCGCTGTATCAAAAGCCGCATTGCCAGCATCAAGACCCACCATGACACGACCAGCGCCAAATGCTGACCATGTACCAAAACCAAGCAATGTAGCGGGATTAGTTCCTACCGCCGCATTGATATAGATCGATCCAACTGGATACGCCGCTGCAATACCTGTGGTGATAGCTGCCGTCACAAAACCTGTAGTAGCCAACTTAGCTGAATTGTCACCACTTGATTGCGTTGGCGCTGTTGGGCTGCCAGAAAATCCTGGGCTTGCTAAGTCAGCTTTAGTAGCAACAGCCACCGCAATATTGTTAAATTCTGTGTCAATCTCAGTACCTTTAACGATCTTGCCCGAGTTACCAGAAGGCAGCGCGTCTTTAGATGCAAAGTCTGTTGATTTGGTATAGTCCGACATTACCTACCCCTTAATTTATGCGGCCACGTTTGGCCAAAATTTCAATCTTTTGAATCGATAATTCAAAGCCATTTACCTCTGCTTCATAGCCTGTCTGAAAAACTTTGCCAGAGCCAGTTGCCTGAGAAAACAGATTTTGAATCACAATGCCACCGGCATACTGCGCAACAGGTACACCATTAGCGCCATACTCAGCCCTACCATATTCAGAAATGCCTTGCGTTGGAACCGATACGTTTTGGGATAGATAGTTCTCAGAAAAATCGTAACCCCATTTAATCGTTATAACCTGATCCGATCCACCGATAGCAACAACAGCTATTCGTTTAACAATCGACGTAACCGCAACATCACCCAAATCGGCGTGATTTGTATAGTATTGCATTCGATACGTTGAGGCATCATCAAGATACCCGCTGTATTTACCAACGTAACCATTCTTGCCAATCAATAGATCGCCGTTGCGCAACGCATACAACGACGTTGGTTTGATATCGTTCCACGTAGTTACTCGCGCCGATCCGTCCTGCATAACGCTTCGCGTATCAAACACATACACTTGACCCGCAGTTGGAAATGTTAGCAAATAAAACGCATCGACTTCGGAATAAACCGCCTTAATATTTGCTGGCGTTTCACCCGCAACCAACTGAATTAAGTCATTACGAACATTCTTGCTCAAGTCACGAAATGGCGCTGACTTTTCCTGAATGGTACGTAATACCGAACGTACACCGCTGTTCGACAAAAATACGACATCGGTGTTCGTACTTTGAATCGAATCGCGGTACTGGCAACCAATACCCACCACCGTGTCGTACAACGACATTGTGCTTGGGGTCGTAGCGCCTTGATAAACTATAATTTGTCGTTTACCAAAGATAAACAAAAAACCGTTATGCGCAGCTAAACCAGTTATTTCATCTGCGCCATTTGCCCATACGTTATTGACATTCAACGTGCCGGATGTGCCACCAGTATAAATGTGGCCAGCAATCAAATCCGAAAATGTCAGCGTCGTTTTATCTGTAGCGCTACCAGCAATAAATAAACGTCCATACGCTGATATGCAGATATTTCCTTGTGGAACTGCTCCAGCGTAACCAGTTTTCTCGCTTACTCTGCGATACGTTGTTGTGCTAACGGCTGGATCATAAATCAATGGGTCGTGACCCAACTGGAAAAAATACGTTATTCCATTTAATGATGCACATTGCCAATTGCTTGCGCTAATGCTTGGCGCTGTACCACCACCGCCATAAGTTAATTCCGTAACCGTAGTGCCGCTTAATCTGAATAGCTTGTTGTTTCCAGCAAATAACGTAGTTACCGAGCCGTCAGTGCGCACTAACTCATGGATCACAGTTACATCATTAGCGCCAAGATTGCCTGAACTGGTATTGACTTTTGTCCAGCCTTTGCGAGCGCCCATCCGACCGTACTTATCTAAAATACAGTTAATCGCAGTCAACGCAAAACCAGCCGCTAAATCTAGTGGGCTATCTTGCGTATTCAGGCCGTAGAAGCCTGGCGCGCTAACACTGAATCGTTCAAGCTCTTGACTCATACTGGAACAAACTCCTGCGTCTCAGGGAAGCGAGTGGCCTCTAATGAAATGTAATCAGCAAGCATAGAGCGATATAAGTTGTAAGCCTCTGACGAACTCAATCCACCATCTTCGCCGCGCTCAACTAACGCTCTAGCATAGGCATTTTGCTCGACCACTACGTCGGGAACTAACACCGATGTGTTGTCTGATGCCAGCGTTGCTTGTGGAATAGTTAAGAAAAACTTAATGTTATACACGCCATCAGGACGGCCATATAACTGAACTTGCGCGTCGCCGTTACCGTCAACACCTTCAAAGCAATACTGCGCGGGGATGTTAGTGACAATCGGTGTGAAATTTTGCTTTTGACGCATATCGGCCACGCTGATATTTTTCATGACGACATTGCTAGTCGTATTTAGTGGGTCGCTTGATACACGGAATTTTTGACCTACACCGGTCAACGAATAGACATACGTGCCGGATGTGGTAGTAACGGTTTTTTCTTGGCCGAGAACATTCCAATCGTAAGCGTCTTCGACTTGGCGCTTGGCGTCATTAACGAACTTGCCGATAAGAGTCGAGTACGCATCAAGGCCGACAGTTGATACCGTCGGCTCACGCAATCGCACCAGAATAGAATTTACAATTTGTAGATAGGTCATTCGCTTCCCCGCAAACCTTAACAGAGCCAGCTTTTGCCTATCCCCTGTGGGAAGAAGCCATCGCCCCTATTATAAAGAAATTACTTTACTTTTGGCTACCATTTAACTTTGTTTGCCCAATACGCCGCGCTCATCTTGCCTTTGTCAATATTCTTGGCATGACGCGCTTTAAATGCTTCATTGCGTTTTGTGCCGTCAGGACTGCCAGTAGCGCCTTGTTGGCCAAAACGGATCAGCTTGACTTCATCCCCATCCTTGGCTAGGACTACATGGGATTTAGTTGGGTGGCTTGGAGTGGCTTTAGGCTTGTTATAGCCAGCAAATTCCTCTTTACCGCGCTTAATCATTTTTTAGGCTTTTTCGCTGTCTTAGCCGACTGTACAAAATCAGCTTTTGTCGGCGCGCCTTTACTGCCTACTTTGCGCATCTTCTCGCCCGATCCAGCTTTAATTCTGGCTTGCTTGGCGTTGATATTGGCATAGAGTCCGTTTTTCATTTCATTTTTCCCATCTTATTCTTAGCAGTGCGTTGGCCTCTCATAGGCATTTTTGCTTCGCTCATGGCAATAGCGACCGCTTGCTTGCGATTTGTCACTACAGGGCCACCTTTGCCAGAATGTAACGTACCGGCTTTATACTCGCCCATGACCTTGCCAACCTTTTTAGCTCCAGTTGCTTTTTTCATATTAACTCCGTTACTGAAAATGTTGATGCCGTTACAGTTGCATCTTTAATGACAGCAATCTTTTCACCAGCATTTA